CGCGGCATTTGCTATTGTTCCCAATTGTGATACTGGTCATTCCACGCGCGGGTATCTGGTTCTGATACTGGTGCTTTGCGTCTCTGGCTGGCGTAGGTGAGGCGTTGGCTGAACATTGCGCCGAATCCGCCTGCCAGTTCCCGGTAATTGTCGGATTGATCTTGACTTAAGTTGATCGTTTCGACTCTGGCCGTGGCTCGTATCATGATGCTGAAGAATGCGCCTCCGTCTACCATTGCCTGGTCATCCTTTGCGAGTAGTGTGCTCTCTGTGGCGCTGTCCAGTCCATTGATCGTGTGATAGAGGGTGTATCTCACAATCAGCGTGTCGGCTGTTGTGACTGGTCGGCGGAGCCGAAAGAAGACGCGTTCATCTTCTATGTACTGGTCGAAGTCGAGGGATATGTCTACTTCGTTGTTTCCTGCTCCTTCTCTGAGCACGTCGAGAATTTCACATGAGTTGGCGTCCTGGTCTGTGAGCTCATACTCGTATTGATTGTTTACGCCTGTGATGGTCACGGCTGCGAAGACTGGCGCGCGTAAGTTCCATTCACTGAGCGCCTGTCGTATCGCGGCGGTTGTGATGGCGGTTGTAAAGTAGGTGGCGCTTGCGTCGCCTAAGATGTTTTGTACCTTGCTGATGAGTGTGGTCAATGAGTCGCTCATGTTTTTTTCCTTTTAGTCGTTCGGGGCGATTTGCTAAGCAAATCGTACCCCGATTATTAGCAGGCCCCGCTACCGCGGGCCGTCGGAGCCGCGCTCCTCATTGCATTGGTACGTGCGGCGTCCATTGTGATAATGTGAGTCCCTGGTATCCAATTTTGAGAAAGTCGGGAATCCAACGATTGAACATTCCGGCTTTGCCGCTGGCGCTCGGTGTGTATGGGTCGAATGTTAGTGCTCCGCTATTGCTCCACGATAACCACGCGGGGCGTTTCTGGTTTCGATTTGAAGCGAGAGTTGTGCTTGGTAACTTCTGATTACCTGTCGCTCCATAGACTCCATGTATGTGCTCGGTTGCGTGTTTGTCTGTGTATTCCTGGCCTAAGTCGTCCCATGCTGTTCCTACTCCGAATTTCAATGTTCCTGGTGTTCCTGCTCTCCATTGAGTGTTTCCGCCTGGGCCTACTCCTGTGGTTATGTCATAGAGCTCCTCCCATATTGTGGTCGGCGGTTTAAACACTGCGAATGTCGGCGCGACGTATGGGCCAACTCCGCCCTTGATCTGGTTTAGGTTTGGATTTGTGTTTGTTGTCGGCGGCTTTGGCTTTGGTTTGGTTGCCCAATTGCTGGCGACTGTTCCATAGATGGCTCCGCCGGTTCCAACCCACGAGCCCGCGGCGTGGCCTGGGATGCCTGGGCCATTGGGCTTGAATGGTTTCTTTTTCTTCTTTCCAAATCCTACGGGATTCAGGTTGAATAGGATGGATGTGGCTGGATGCCATGCGGTTCCTCCGCCGCTGAAGGTGGGGGAGGTTGGTGGCTTCTTCTTCTTTGGCATGTTACACCAGCAGGCTGATTGCCCAAAAACATAAACCTGCATTCGTCCAGTTGATCTCACCTGGTGCGAATTTACTAAATGAGCCGACGGCGAAGCATACTGCGGCTGCAAGTAGGGCGGCTGTTTTCCACATGGTTACGTCCTTTCGTGTAATTACGAATTGCTAGGCAATTCGAATCGGCTCTAGACGGCCTTCCCTTGATCTGACCGTCCTTTTGCTCGGCTCTGCCGTTTTGATTTCCCTAAGTCCCTGTTATTTTTGGTAACAGGGACTTGTAGTCTCTGTTCGTGACGGCTTTTTACCTGGCTCGCGTCCTTGCCTTAATTTCGGGTGTGATTTGGAATAGTTTTAGCACGGCTAGAAACAGGGTGAGCACTACTCCCGCTTCCAGTTTGTAGGGTGTCCACGCGGCCACGAATGCGGCGATCACGTAGGCGAGCGCCTGCCAGAATGCGAAGGTATAAACGAATGGGGGCATTATCTTGGTTTTCCTTTCTTTCGGATTGTAGAGGGTTCGGGAGATGTGCTCCCGTCGGCAACAGGCCCCGCTACTGCGGGGCCGTCGGAGCCGTTATCCTATTTCTTCTCGGCCTTTGCTTTCGCTTCGGCCTTCATCTGCTCATTGGTTTTGAGTCCCTGGGCTTTGGCTGTTGCTTTGGTGGCTTTTGCTTCGGCTTCGGCCTGGTCTGCTGCAAGACGCGCGGCTTCGGCTTTGGCCTGGGCGTCAAGCGCGGTCTGGGCTGCGTCTTCGGCTGCTGCCTCGGCTCGGAGTTTGTCCTGCTTGGACGTGTCGATCACGAAGTTGAGTTTTCGTCCGCTGGCTCCGTCAATCACTGTCATGGTTCCATCTTCATTGAGCACCCATGACATAAGAGCCGGGCGGAGGGGGAGTTTATCGCCGCTGGCTTTCTGCGTCTTGTAATAGTCTTTGAGTAGGTCGGATGCCTGCTCATAGGTGTCGGGCGAGTCTTTCTCAAATTTGGTTTTGCTGTCCATTGTTTTTTACTCCTATTACCTTCATAGATGGGTTCTTATACCCTCAATGTGAAATTCGCCACGGCTCCAAGAAAATCTACCTGGGTGGTGGCTGCCTGATTGACTGTGACCTCGACAAGCACATATTCTGTATTTGCAATCCAAAACGGTGTTGTGATGGTGAGGATGGCTTTGTGCTGGTCTACTCCCAGGGCGTTGGCTGCGCTCGGTGTTTGTGTGAAAGCTGGCGCGCTTACGACTGCTACGGCCCCATCTGCGCCGCGCGTGACCTTGTTGATCACAAAGGTAAACGCGTCACAGGCTGCGACTAGGATTTCGTAGTCGATCTCAATGGATTTGAGATAGGCTCCTTTGAGCGCGACCGAATTAGACGGAATGAGGATTGGGATATTGACGAGTCCCGTCTGATCTGCGGCTGCGACGTGCTCGACGATTGTCCCTGCGACCTGGCCCGCGGGTGTTGTCCATGTGCCGGTTGGCCGATGGAATAAACTCGGCGGGATGAATTGACTCATGGCGGTGTCATGTGTGTAGCCCATGACTATACCCTCAAGGTGTAGTTTGCGACCGCGCCCAAAATATCCACGGTGACGGTTGCTCCACAGACGGCAGTCATGACAAGGAGATAATACACGTCGTTGTCAATCCATTCGGGGGTAGTGAGTGTGACCGTAATTTTGTGCTGGTCGTTGGTCTCGGCTCCTGAATTGGCTACGAGCGATTGCGTGACCGTGACGGCGCTTACTACCGCGACGGCGGTATCCGCGCCGCGTGTCACCTTGTTGAGTGACATCGTGATGGAGGTTGCGCCTGCCAGTAGTAATTCATAATCTACCTCGATACTGGTCAGTTTCACCCCTTTGAGCGCGACCGAATTAGACGGCAGAATGATTGGGATGTTGATTACTCCCGTCGAAGCGGCTGCGGCGCGGTGAAATGCAATTGTGCCTGTAACCGCGCCTGCGGCCTGGGTGTAGGTTCCCGTTGCTCCGAACATTGCGGTTGGTGGAATGTACTGGCTCATGTGTGGGTCGTGAACGTATCCCATGATGTTTACTCCTTATGGGTTGGACTTGATCTCCATCGGCTGGCTTCCGTGTCAGCCGATGGAGTGGATACAAATGATTTTGAATTATCCGCCTACATTTTCCTTATGCAGTGGGCGGAAATCTCCGATGACCAATGCAATGAACTGGCGGACTTTCAAGCGGTGTTCGTCGTTCATAAACACGGCCGGGTCTGTCTCTCGGCCTGCGATGTAAATCTCTGGCACGAGTCCGAATCGCTCGCCTACGATGATGGAGGGGGCGATGGCCGGGTCGCATACGGCTGCGTAGTCGGTGGCGTCTGTCCATTCGGGTACTACCACGGGGTCTACTACTCCGCCCCAGGTGGGCGAGACGTTCGCGACGTTCTGTTGAGCGGATGCCCAACGCGGAATGAATAGGGCTTCTGCGGCTGCGCGAAGTGCACGAGGCACGAGGCAGTATCTCGGCTCGACGGCTAACTTCTTACCTGTTCCATAGTAGCCTGTGGCGTTCTTGATCAGCATGGGCTGGTTATACATCGCTAAAGCGATGGCATTCCACGCGGTGTAATCTGTGCCGATGGCTGTGGTCAATAGATTGGCATGTCCGCCTGCGGTGGTGGCGGCGGTCGAATTGAATAATGCGCCGGTGTCTGCCATGACTGGCCCGGCTGCGCTGTTGGTCGTGAAGATGTTCGCGACCTTCTCGGAAATGTTTCTCATGGCTGCATTGCCCAACTCCACGGCATACTGTCGGAGCTTCCTGGTCTCATCCCTGTCGATTGCCTCAAGCGTCAGGGGCAGGTATCCGCCATACTTTAGGAAGGGCGCGGTCTCCGGGCTGTCGCCTACGGCGAGCTCGGTATATTCTCCCTGCTCTGCAACCAGCGGCAGGCTGCCGATGGTTCCGACAAGCGTACCTGTGATGTCGTTCAGGTTGGTGAAGTGCTCGGTGGTGGAAATCTTTTTCCACCAGTCATAACCTGCTGTCCCCATGCGCTCGAAGGAATTGACTACGATCTTATTGAGCGCGTTCTTAACAAGCCCGGCAAAGTCGGCGGTTGTGGCGAGTGAAATTCTCTCGCCGTAGTATCCGCCATGGAGTTCAAAGTCGCCTGTGAGCATGAGATATAACTCTCGAATGCCTGAGAGCCTGGCGGGTTTGACGTTTGCCAGTTCGACTCTGCGCTCGACTCCGAACAAGTCTGAGACTGCGGCCTCCAATTGGTCGTCGCTGTTGAACATTGCGCCCGTTGATCTGCCTGGGCCTGAAATTCTTTGACTTGCCAGAACCTCGGCCAATACCTTGCGCTGCCCGTCAATGGCTTCTTCCAACTCTGTCGGCTTGAAGGTCTTGCCTGAGAACTGCTTACGCACCACTGTTTGCGCGGCAGGTGGAAGTTTCGAGTTTGCGAGTCCTGCGTCGAGTAGGTACTCGCACATTTTCAAGCGCGTGGCTTTGGTCTTGCGCTCGTCTTCTTCCAGTTGTTGCAGGCGTGCCTTTTCGCCCAACAGATTGCGGACTGCCTGAGCATCTGCGTCGATCTGCTCTGACAGGTGGGCTTCGGTAATGAGTTCATCGGTCGGAAGTACCTCGGCTTCATCGACCAACATCTCAACACCATTGCGTTTGATTTTTACTTTCATGGTTTGATCTCCTTTTGAAATGATGGATTGGAGCACGCGGAGGAACTTCCCGCCTCGTGCTGGTTTGAGTACGGCGTCTGTGGATATGACGCGTTTTATAGCGGTGACAACGTTATTGTCAGTGGTGTCAATAAAGATGTCCGCTGAAAAACCTATGGGAAGGTCGGGGTCTTCGAGTGCGGCGTCGGCCAGTTTTCGGAGTGCGTCGGCGCTTGGGCCTGTGGGTTTGAGCCTGGCTTGTATCCCTTGTTCGGCTTCGCTCCATTGGGGGGAATGGATGAGACCTGCAAGGTCTCTTGCGCTGTGGCGCTTCTTGTCGGGTGTGGCTTCATGATCTATGTAGCACGGGACCCGGCTCCACATCTGTACCGCTGTTTTGAGCGTGGCTGCAGGGAAGTTGTAGCCATTGCCTTTGCCTGCGCTGATGGCGATGATCTCGTACTCTCCGCCGGTGGCGAGTTTGATCTTTATTTCTCTGTGGGTTCGGGAGGCTGGCCTTCCGTTATCAGCAGGCGGGCGTACTCGCCCGCCGTCGGAGCCGTCTTCCTCCATCCCTTGTCGTATGGGCGCGTGCTGGATGTTGCCTGTCTCTGGCTCGTCGGTTTCTTCCAATGAGCAATGACATTTGTCTGTGCAATATAGTTTCTCGTTACCCGGCTGCATGTCTCCCCAGTCTTCGGCGCTGTGTACCTGGCCGTCGAGTGCCATACATGATGGACAGGTGTTATCTGAATGTTTCTTCCATTTCATCATTTTTTTCATGTTCGTTCTCCGAAGGTGTGACCTTCACAGTGGAAGTATTGGACGTGCATTACCATCTCGGCAGGCTTTGGGAATATGGGTCTGACCATCTTTTTCATACTTGCGTCGAATGTTTGCGGTTCCTTCTCCTTTAGACTAAAGGTGACGTACTGTATTCAGGTACTTGGATTATTCGCGACGTAGCGGAATAGGTCTCCGCCTTGTATATAAACAAGTCTTTTGCTTTTAAGATTGGCTCTCTGCTGTGGGCGGTAGTGTGGGGCTGGCATTAGTTAGTCGCCTCCTTCGGGTCGGTTGGGTCGGTCTGTGGGTCGGCGGCTGGCTTGGCCTGTGGCTGTGCGCCGGGCGCGGTCAGTGGTTTTCGTTTTCCTTTGATTGTCCCCTTCGGCTCGTACACTTCGCCGCTCATGCGGTAGGTCTGTCTTAGGACTTCGTTCTCGTCCACGAGCTCACGGTCAAACAAGTCTGTCATGATGGGCTCTATCCTTGCGGCTGCGAGTGCGAGGGTGGCATTATCGCGCTCGGTGATATCCGGCGCGCCTATTTCTATTTCTGCGTTGGGATTGACTCGTCTGTCCACTTCCTTCCGTATCCGTACCGCGATGGTTGCAAGGTCTTTGATCATGGCCGTGAAGTCGGTTTGCTTCTGTTCGATGGCTCGGAATGTGGGTGTCCCTGCGGCTTCGGCTGTGGTCGAGGTCGAGCTCTCTGGCTCTGCGAGGTAGTGAATGGGGATGTTTGCTCCCAGGGCGATCATCTTCTTGAGTGCAAGTCCGTCTACTGAGGCGTCGAATGCGTCCAGTTGTGCGGATAAGATGCCCCATTGCTCGCCCTGGTTGGTGTTCATCACCAGCACGCTTCCGCTCTTGGGCGGATTGGAGTTGATCTCCATCTCCCGTTTCTTGCGCTCGGCTTCGTTCGGATAGTTGCCGCTGACCGCATACATGAATGCGGACCGGAAATGATTGAGCCTGACGCGGTCTTCGAGCCATGTGCTGTATCGTCCTATCCACGGCAGGAGCGGCGCGAGGTCGGGCTCTCCCCAT